AAACTTAGCCGTTTTAATGCTGGCACTTGTGACGTCTGAATCAAATACATCTCTGTCTAAAGTGATACTTTCATCATCAACAATTGCAGTTACTTCATAGTCTTCACTTCCAATAGTTAGAATATCACATATAGATACATAAGATGTGTTACAAGTCAGTAAAGTATCACCGTCAACGGTAAACTTAATAGTATTATCAATACCATTCACACAATCCCTAACTATATCAATTACACCTATTAGCATTAATTAAACTGTGTTAAAATATCCTTATACTTTAATTTAAACCCATATTCAAAATCATTATCACAGGCTTTCTTCATAATTGCATTAAAACTTTTAACGTGTTGATTATAAACAAAGAAATCTCTGCTGTTTTGACTCCCTAAAGGCTCAGAAACACTACCTTTAACCCTTACAGTACCTGTAATAGTATTTTGAATGTAAGACTCCCTAGAATAAGAGTAAAAGACATAACATAAAAGCATATCTTTTAAACCTAAACTACAATAATCCTTACAGTCATTACAAACATAAAATGAGTTAAACAAGTCTAACCACTTAGGGGATTGAGGCACACCGTCAATTAAGTCAGCTATAAACTCATCATAGTCGCACTGAAACAAATCACGCAAAGCAAACATTTCAAACCTTTCAATATAAGCTTCTAGTTCGTCCGTTGTATGCTTGTTCTTTGCAAGTCTAAAATACCCTATGTAATCAGATACTTGTGTAATCATTATTTATCTCCTTTAGAGTCTACAAACTTAGCAATATAACCCTCATCAAAAAGCCTTTGAGCGTGTAAAGCGTTTAACTCTCTTTCTGCTCCCTTTTTAATTCCTGAAACGTGGTCTTTAATAAATTTTACTTTTACGTTTTTCATCTTATTAATTTTAAATTTTAAAAAGGGGGACTAATTAAAGCCCCCACTAAATCCTAAGCCGAAACCCCCACTAGATGGAGGGGGTGTATCAGGGCGTAGTTATCGCTACAATTGCAGTTTGAATATCAGAGCATTTCATAAATGCGTTTTTGTTATTATTAATAACTAAGAAGTTTAAGCACTCATAAGCCTTGATGTATCCTATCTCTTTCTCCCAAGCATCTCTATTCTCATAAGATATAGAAACATTTAAGCCTTCTCTTTGTAGAATCTCACCTTTTGAAGAGTCAAAAACATAGCAAGTATTAGCTGGGACTAATGGAGAAGTCATAACTCTCATACCCGCAATGAAAGGAACACCACCAACATAAGTAACTCTATCATCTAAATAGTTGTTATTAGCATCTTTTCGAGACTCAACACCTACAAACCAATCACACTTGTTGACTATTACAGTATCTGCACTATAAAAAACTTCCTCCCCTATTACATCAATTTGTGTTTGCATACCTAAAATAAGGTCAACAAAAGAACCATCTTGAATTTTTAAAGCAATATCGCAAACAGGATTACTAGCCGTAAACTCTGATGATACTGAATTGATAGAGAACGTGTCGTTTGTGTTCGCTACTGGGTCACCTAGTAAAATTTGCTGGTCAACCTTTAAGGATACAGAATCCAACAATAGTTTTCTAATCCTAGACTGCATAAAGCTATAATCTGATACGAATTGGATACAAAACTCAATCATATCTTTAACCTTAGTAGTCTCGATGCTAGAAACCTCTAATTCTTGCTTTGTCCCTGTAGATACTGCCTCACATTTGCCAGCCATTTGAGCGTCCCTAACAACTGTTTTCTGTTCTGTATACTTGTAAAACTCTGTTCTTACTGGAATAGTAGCAAATAAAGACCTGAACCTAGGCTGTCTTACAGGAATATCCGTTACCCCTGGTCTCATTTGAGCAAAATCAAGACCGCTATCAATATCTCCGTAATCTTGAATCCCTTTGTTTACTACTAAATCAACTAAAGAGCCTGAACCCATAGATTTAATAGAATTAAGAGACTTATCAAACTGAGTCTTTAAAGCGTTTTCAAAAGTTTCAGACTTCTCGTCCACCCCACGAGCTTTTAACTCGTCGATTAGTTCCGATTGGTCGTTAATTACCTTCTCAACATTAGAAAGTTTGTCCATTACAGCTTTATTCTCTGCCTTTAAAGCTTCTAATCCTTCAACCTGAGTTTTAGCTTCTTCTTCTTTTAAGTCACTTAAGTAAGATTTTAACTGCTCGTTACTTAATGTGTCTTCTTCTTCTTTTGTTAGCTTTTTAAAGCCGTCTCTTGTGTACCAATTCATAATTTAATTTAATTTACTTAACTCACTATTTACCAAACATCAAATAAATTTCGTCTCTTGCTTTTTGAATGTCGTTAGACGGTTCTTTTTCAGCTTTCTGAGTGTCTTGCGACGGCTCGTTTCCGTAATTCATAGGGGTAATATCATTTGAACCAAAAGGTAACATAGAACCTTCTTGAACTATTTTTGCCTCTGTTTGAGCCCAAAAGAACCCTAAATCGTAGGCTTTCTCATGGTTTGCTACTTGGCTAATATATTTGTCAAATTCTTTTTTTTCTGATTTGAACTCTTTATCTTCTGAGTTTATACAAAGAGACATTTTAACGTATTCCATCTTAACAGAATGCTGAAAATGTTTTTTAGCGTTAATGTGTTTTACCGCCTGAGTATTAGCGTAACTAAAAACATCAGTAGATATTTTATAAGCCAAAACTTCGGTGTCACCTTCTTTATTATACCCTAAGTTTTTAAAGGTGGTATCATACACACATATTTCTACATCTTCGGGATAAGCTATAATTTTATCTATTTCTAGCTTGTGGTCAGTTGTGTAATATATTTTATGCTGTTTATCCTTTGATGATTTATCCCAAATACCTTTTATATGAACGTCGTTATGAGAGTCCATATATCCGATAGTGTTAATTACGGGGTAAATATATCCTTCCTCAGCATCGTTAAACCCCTTTGTTATTGTGTCTATATTTTGATAAACCCCCTCGATAGGTGTGCTTTTAGTTTTATTAGCTTTTTTATTAGATATAATAAGCTCTTTATTCTCTTTTAAAGCCTTGAATAACTCCGCTTTATCTTTAAACTCTTGGTTTCCGAACTCTATTGATTTAATCATTTTAATATTACTTTAGAGTTAAATTTTTCTTTCAATTCTTTTAATAATTGTTCTTTGTTCTTAATCTTGGACTTCTCCACCTTCTGAACCTGTTTCTTTTGCTGTTCCATATTGTGCTAAAATTTCAGCTTTATCTTCTTCTATCCCGTGTATATCTGTAAGCATTAAAACACCAGCATCAACACTTAACATACCATTATTAATATCTGTTACAATAGCTCTAACCTCCTTAGACTGCTTTTCTATTACTTTTTGTTTCTCGTTCTTATCTTCTTGTAAAGCATCAATATTGCTTAAGTCGTGGTATACTTCATACCTAGATAAACCATCGTTATACTTTGATGATATACCTTTATTAAACGTTGCTAGTATCTTACTATCATTAGGGATGTAACAGTTTAAGAAAGCAGACTTAGTAGCTTCTTTCATGTTGTTGTATGTACTTGATGAAGTATCACCAAATAACTTACTATCTATATTAAAAAGATTGCATATACGTCTTAAAAGTGCTTCATAAGATTCTATTAACTTTAAATCACTAGGGCTTAAATCAAACTTTAAATATTTAAGATTTGCACCAGTTGCAAAAATACCGCCCATCTTATCTGAGCCGTTCAACTGTTTATTTAAGTTCTTTTGTAGTTCGTCTTGGTCATTAGGTAGCATTATTTGGTCACTATCATTTGATAACGCACCACTAACACCTCTATTCTCCATTATAGACTTATGGGCATTAACAACAGAGTTTAAAGTTTCTGTTAAGCTAAACCCAGCCATTAAAGGACTTTGACCGTCAAAATAACTATCTACGCTTAAACTTGGATATTTAGTATAAAAAACATCTTCTTTATCTATATCTTTTGATAATTTCCAATCTACCTCAATACTTTTTATGGGGTCGGATAAAGTGCCGAACTTAATAGAAACATTTTGAGACGGTAATACGTGTATAGAGTTATAACCACCATTTAAAGAGGTTGAACCGCTAGAACCATATATGTAATTTATACCACACAATAAAAGATAGCTAATGCTTTTCTCTCTAAACTCTTGTAACGTTTCGTATTGATTAGGATAGTTTAATAAATCATTAAGATTTGAATCTTCAACCTCTTCAATATCTCCATTAGCTTTAACTTGTCTTACTTTCCATACTAGATTATTACTAATAGTCTTAGCAATAGTAGACACAACAGAGTAAATAACATCATTCTTATTATACCCTTTTTCTATTTCAAAACCTTTATAATAAGAGTTTTTGCTATAATTCCATATAGGAGTGGTTATAAACCCTGTATCAGGGTCTACTGTTATGGAGTTGTTTAATGAGTTTATTAAGCCTTTTTGAATGATTTTACTCTCGTTCATCTAATAGAATTATGAACGAATATAAAAAATAAATGAAATATAAAAGTTTTTGTATAAAAAAATTAGGAAATAAATAAAAAACTCCAATAGAACAGGGTAGAACTATTGGAGTTTATAAGCCTATATACATTAACGGATTATAAATAGATGTAAACATCGGCTAAAGTTTACACCGTTTTAAACAGTCGTATTAAATCATAGTATTGTTAAATTAATACTAAAAGCTCCATACGACCATAGGAACTTGTGAAGATGGCAGGATTCGAACCTGCACGATGTATACTTTTTCTGGACTTACTACTGCCATCATCTAGTAACGTCTACCAATTCCGTCACATCTTCATTTGATAGTCTTTTCCTATCAGTCAAATATACGTTTTTTTCTTATTAACGTGAACGTTTATTAATTAAAACCTAAGAGGGTAGTGAGGGATTCGAACCCCCGTGCCGCATCCCAAATGTAGACATCTGCTACGAACAGACACAATAAGCCACTCTGTCAACTACCCTAACAATGTCCAAGGGGCTATAAATAGCTACTTGACTAAACCACTTCTTTCTATTTAACCTTGTCGACGAGGTGAGTAGTACCGATTGTTATTTTATCTTTTTTGAATACTCATAAACATTATTGCTTATATCTTCTTCAATCATTGTATCTAAATCTAATCCTAGCATCATTAACACCATTTTACCACCAGTTGTTATGTCTTTGTTCATATTGTGTAAATTACCATCAGACAAATAAACCTCTACATTTACATCATTATAGTCAGTAACTTCTATATAGTCAGTGATAAATGGGCTTTCCATTGTTTGCATTTCAGCTTCATAGTATTTGCATTCAACAATAACAGATACACTTACCTCAAATGTTTCTCCGTGTTGTGTTACTTCTTCGTATAGTTCTAATGATAATGTACTCATAATGTTGTTTTGTTTTTGATTATAATTATTATACGTGCAATATAATAAAAGTGTTACAATAAATCAATCTTTTTTTTTATTAAAACAGGTTTTAAAAGTTTTGATATAGAGATGCTGCTATCTGCTACTAATCTATCATAAAACACATCCATAGAAATCTTTTTGCTACAAAGTATGGTGGCTTCGTAAGATTGAAATTCTTTAATACAACCTACTTTTGATTTTACGTACTTAATTAATTTACGCTCTTTCAGATAATCGCTCACCTTTTCTTCTGTGGCTTCATATCTATCTATGTTGGGTTTAAATATCTCTCTAGTCATTTTGTTTTTGATTTGTTATAAGATAAAGGTAGTATTATTTTTGTTAATATCAAATTAATATATCATTTCTTTATTTTATTTAAGTATTCAAAGGCATAACGGATACTATCTATCGTGTGGTCTTCATTCTTCAAAGGTATTCCAGCGTTCTTATCATTCCAAATATATTTCCTTAATTCTCTTTGTATGTTGTTTGATTCAGGCGTTACAATTATCTTATAGTCTAGCATACGCTTGACCCCTAAACGCACTGAATCAGCCCCTTTGTCACATGGTATAGCATTTACCCTATTAGCTCTTAAATCGTTTATCTTGCTATTGTCTGAGTAATCACATACTATCAAGTCATTCGCTGGTACAAACTCTTTACAGACGTTTACAATATCTTCTGATGTTTGTTTTATAGCGTTGAATTTTTCTTGTACGTATATTATCTTTTGTTTGTAGTCAATACCTACTTTGACTAAAGTAGTTGGTGATGGACTCCATCCAAAGTCCATACCAAAGCAAGATAATACAGATTCGTCAAACTCGCCTACTTCCCAATTCTCAAAAACTACACCGTCATATCTATCTATCCATCCCCCTAATATTTCGTGCTCGTACTTCTTAGGGTTACGCTCTTTTATGTTTTCTATTTCTAATAGTATAGACTCGTTTAGATTGTCCTTATTGTCTTTGTATGTTGTATGAATGTATACGGTATTGTCTAGATGACCTTCTGCAAACCATTTCTCGTAAATAAAATGCTCGTAGTTAGTGGGATTCATAACCATTATAACCCTGTTCTGCTTCCCTTTGGTACGTATAGATAAATCAATCTTAGAAAAAACCTTTTCATCTGTCAACTCCTCAGCTTCATCTAATACCCAACAAGTCACACCGCTAATACTTTTTAGGTTTGCGGTCTGCGTTCCTGAACTTGTTTTAATACCTCTAAATAATATCCTTGAACATGTGTTCTTATTTATTACTTCATTCTTTGTTATGTGAAATTTGTTTTCCCAACCTAAAAGCTCAATCATATTAAGGAACTCAGGTATAATAGATATGTGAGCTGATGTAAGTGTATACCTAGTAAAAAGTATAACCTCGTCCTTTTGTTCTGTTAATAGAACTAAGAATAAAGCAATAGAAAAAGACTTACCCGAACCACGCCCACCAGTCACTACGTGGTAACGCTTATCTTTATTTAAAAAAAGAGTTTTGTATTTATCGTTTATGTTTATCAATCCTCTTCATCTGTTTTGATAAATGATATAATACTTGTGTTTATCTCTTTCCCGTTTGTCTTGTGGTCTGTTTCAACTCTGTCAGTCCATCCGTGATTAGATTTAAGATTCATAATTCCAGCCCCTGTATTTATGTGATTATTTTTAATGTTCGAAAAACAGTTAGCCTCACAGTTCCTTTTTATGTGTGTTTTATATTTCTTTAGCTGTGGGAATTTATCTGTAAGGTAATCAAATACGTCTATGTATGTATTTAATTTTTTTGCTATTTCTCCTATAAAGTCGTAGTCTTCTGATATTGATAATTCAAGAGCTTCTCTCATTAGGTTTTCAGCTGTTTCTAAATCCCACTTCTCAGCGTTCTTATTATCTTTTAATCCTTCGTATGCCATATTATTTTATTTCATAATCTATTTCCAATATAAAAAAGCTGTTCGGGTACATCTATAAAATTTAAAACGTATTATACTCCTTAAGTTACTTTTTTACTAATATACAAAAAACCACTAACATTTAAGCTATTGGTTTTAATTGTGGTTTTCTATCGTTTGTTGTTCATGTTGCTACTGCGGTCTAATACGATTACTTTGAAATCGACCAACTCGCCAATATATGACATTTCGTCGTGTGGGTCTACTTGATAAGTGTAACTATTTACCAGTTCAGTTTTATTAAACCTAGATTCATCATAAATTTCAATAGTTAAAAAAAACTCTCCTCTTTACCTATGAACTCTTTGCGTATAAATATTTCATCCTTTAACAAATTATAATGGCTTAAACCGTCTCTTGTTTCTATATTGTTTTTATTATATATTAATTTCTCAATTAAAAACTCTCTCGCTGACTCTTTACTAATTCTCATAATATTACTTGTTTAAGTATTTACTAATTATTGCTTTCAAGTTTGGCTTAAAGTAACCTTTACCTTTTAATACCTTTCCGTCTTCTCTTAATATAGGATTACCATTATCATCTAGTTTAGACATATTAGAAGCGTGTACCTCATCAAATAACTTCTCAAACAGTTCATAAGTTAT